TTAGGTGTAGCAACTTTAGCACCATCAATTTCACAACCAGAACCACCAAGGAATGATATAAGTGAAGAGTTCTGAATGTAAGGAGATGCTTCAATAACTGGAAGATCTAGGAATACATTTCCAAGTGGGAAACTATATTTGGAACCATCCTGTTCTGTAACTACAGGATCAGGAGCTGTAATAGTACCAGTATAAAGAGTAGCACTTGACAATACGTTATCAAGGATACCCCAGTTTGTAGTCAATGCTGATACAACGTTAGCACACTCAGGAGCACTTGGGTCTACTGTAGTTGATCCGAGAGAAACAGGAGCAATCTGTGAATAGAAACCTGGTTCTAAATCATTTCTGAGTGCTTTGATTGATAATTCTTTAGCGTATGCAAAAATAGCACGAGTATATTCTACTTCCTCAGTGACATGTGCAATAGCACCACTACTAATATATTTGTTAGCGGCTTCAACAACAGAAGAGTTGCCACCATACCTTAAATCGAATTGGAATGATCTAAGAATATGTAATATATCATCAAGACATTGCTGATCACCAGGTGAGAATGTTCTTGTTACACCATCTAAGTTTCCATATGCACCATCTGATCCTAAAGCAGTTGTTAAGGTGCTGAAGAATGTTGTGACAGCAGATACTACGTTAGCACAAGTTGGATTAGTTGCAGTTGTATCAGTAGCATGACTTAGACTATCATTAACAATTGCTTGTTCAACGATAGAGAATAACGTATCTACTGTTGATTTGTGAGAAGCACATCCGTCTCCACTAACTGTAATAGTTAAATCTTTACTCTGTGTATATCCATGCCATCCTATAATATTAACAGTTTCATTAGAAATAATTTGTTGTGTGATATTACTTGCTAATTCAAATACTGCACGTGCTTCAAATTCTTCTCCATCTACATGAGGAGTTCCTACAAAGTAACCTGCATGATCATAAACAGCATCATTACCACCATGACCTAAGTTGTAAGCAACAGCTCTACAAACATCAGAAACGTCATCCTTACAATCTTGATTATGATTAGGAATTGTAAAGCCAGGAGTGAGTAGTGGGTCAGTAGATCTTGGATACTTCTTAGTACTTCCATCTCCATGTGTACAACTCCACTGTAATGATTCTTGTGAAATTCTAACTGTAGAAGTTGCGTAACTTACACCATTAGTTGCAGCAGAACTAAATGACCATGTACCAGAACCTGTACCAATTTTAACATCAAATGTATTCTGAGTTACATTGAATATATTGATCCATTTATTTTGATAAGATGCACCTGGTAAAGTACCATTGTTGAATGTAACAGCACCTGATCCCATCTTAATTTTATCACCTGCTGAGAAACCATGATTAGCAATTGTTAATGTTAAGATACCCAATGTTGGGTTGTACGCACCATTAGTAGGAGTATGTGTTGTAGGAGCAGATAAAGTATTAGCACCAACTACCAAGACCATATCTCCAGTAGTAGGATTATATGTGTTGGACGCTCCACCAGCAGTTATAGCACTACTGTAACTATTGATGGTTGATGATGTTGCTCTCTTCAGTCCGTTTGTAGTTGCAGATATGAATGTATGTGCATAGTTACCACCAGTAACAACTGAGTTGTTTAGAGCAGACTGGAATGTATGATTTGTAGTATTAGATGATTTACCAACATCAAGAGTGATTGTTGTTCCTGTCTTAGCTGTTATTGGAATAGCAGTATCATTTGATCTATCACGTTTTTGTGTAATACTGTTAGCAACAGCAGATATAAATGTATGAGCATCAAGGTTAGTAGATGGTACAGTATCAAGAACTTGTAAAGTAAAGTTTGTTCCGTCTACAACAGTTACCTTTTGCCACTGACCAGAAATAGGGTCAGTAGATCTTGGATATGTTTTCTGTGCAGCAGCACCTGTAGCACCATTGTATCCACATTCAAATGTTAATGTATCATCTGCAATCTTAACCCAATCGCCAGTTCTCATTCCATGAGCAGCGGTTGTGGTAATATTCATGATACCTGTATTAGGATCATATGTTGTACCAGTTGTTGCACTATGAACGTCTATTAATGTACGAGGATATGGATGCTCTGTTGCATAGTTGTCTTCATTACACTTAAATGTAATCGCACCAGTTGATAATTTAACACTGGTTCCTACATCCAGAGTATGATTACCAATAGTAACTTCCATCAATCCTGTAGTAGGATCATAAGTTGCTCCTGTAGGAGTAAAGGTTACTGGTAATGAAGTTCCAACATTAACTTCAAATGTATTATCAGTCTTGTTAGAAACTGTTAACCAACTGTTTGCAGCTGGATCTGTTGCTCTAGGATATGGGTGTAGAGAATAATTGTCATCCATATCACATTTGAATGTGATAGAACTATTTGCTATCTGAACTTTTTCACCATCAGTAAATCCATGACTAGGAATAGTAATGGTTAATTTACCTGTTACTGGTTCATAGTTAGCACCAGTTACTGTGTGTTGTGTAAATCCAACATCATTGAAGACTGTAGCTCTTTCTATAGCATTCGCAGTTGCAGACTGGAATGTATGAGTTGTTGCATCAGTTAGTGCAGGTCCTACATTAACTTTAATAGTATTAGCATCTACTTTCTGAACACCAATCCACTTATCATAATATGGATCAGTTGTACGAGGATAAGTTTTGTTAGCAGTATTTCCATCTTTACCACACTTAAATGTTAAGGAGTTAGCCGCTATCTTAATTCTATCTCCATCTACAAATGGATGACCAGTAATGGTTAGATCCATAAATCCTGTAATAGGATTGTAGACAGCACCAGTTGGTGTAAACTGATAGGTTGCTAGACCTTGCCATGTATGGGTTGTAGTATTGGTTGGAGTTGTACCATTTAAGGCATTGATGGTGATTGTTGAAGATGCACCAGACCCACCTGTAGCTATGACAGGAACATCAATTAATTTAGAAACAAAACGTTCAACTGCTTCTTCTGCAATGAATAGATTGTTTGCATTAATTAAGTTAGCACCATCTATAACTTGATTGTTTACAGGATTATCTTGAGTTGTTAACTCATACTGTTGAGCAACAGTACTATGTGGATGTCTAAGAATTGGTAGATTTCTAAGAACCTTAATAGCATAATCTCTAGCATAATTAAATGCAGTAATATACTTACTCTGACTACTTGTAGTTACCTCTTTGAGAAAATAATTAGCAGCATCATATACTCTGTCATTACCACCCCATTTAAGGTTATGGTAAAGAGATTTGCTAAGGAAATCTTGAACATCATCAAGACATGCTTGAGTTCCAGTAGGTACACTGTAACCAGTGTCAGCAATCATCTTCTTGACGGCTACTTCAGCGATCAATGTAGCGTTTCTTGCAATAGCATCAGCAGCGTCAGATTGCTTGTTATTAACTGGGAAACTATTTGGAGTCCTAAATGGTTTTCTTACGTCTTCGTATGTACCATCTGTTCCAGTAGATCCGTTAAGATCTGAAGCAGTAGTTCCTAGATCTAATGTAAATTCTCTATGATCATAGATGTCATCTATAGGCCAAGTTCCATTAATTGCAGCAGTAGCACTACCAGCTATTGTGACTGTGTATGCTGGTGTTAGGTTATGACCAGTCTTGACCTTAACGATAAGTTTATTATATGAAACAGACCACTTAGTAATTGGACTAGACATCCTCATACCTAAACTACTGAATGTAGTAGGTCCTATTACTAAACTACTTCCACTAGTAGAAGATTTTTCATGGTATGACTTAACATAACCATATGCTTCTTGTGCAATAAATTCTTGGTTTGCTCTAATAGATTCTGCACCATCTCTAAATCTATCTGTCTGAGATATCTTGGTAAATCCATAAGGAGAGTTCCTTAAGGAAGCTAGAACATAGTTATTAGATGCAATGACTGATTGGTCACCAGTTGGGTTTATAGAAGCACCAACATTACTAAACTCACCTCTAACAACAAACTGAGTAGAGTAACCATCAGCACGTTCAATACGATGTGTAATGTACTTACGTCCATTTAAATCTGAAGTATTATCTAAGATACTAACAGTTGATCCTGTTGCAGTTGCAGTATTTGTTGTAGATTGAATATCTGCTACTTTAAGTACAAAAGTAATAGTAGTGTTAGAACTATTATATCTTGCATAACCCATACCTAGTGCAGTGTTACTAGGTAGAGTAGGAGCTCCAGAACCATTGGTAAATTCACCAATTAAGTATGTTTTACTTAATGCTTCCGATCCAGATCCACTAAAGTTAAACTTAATTCCACATTGCCCAAGAGTTTGATAATTACCGAACAGTGCAGTAGTTAAACTATTATCTACACTACTTACAGTAACCGTAACTTTACCACTAGCTAAAGACCATGATACATTAGTACTAGCACCAAAGTTAATAGCAGAACTTTGGAAACCATAAAGAATAACTTCTTGACCTACTTCATAGTCATGATAATTATTAGATGCAGTATTGATAATAGGACCATTATAGGTTGCTTGAGTAGCGAGCGAAGTATCAATAGTTGTAACTGATAGCAACTTAGTTGCAAGATCAAATCTTTGATATCCTAAACCAGTTCCAGTTATAGGAAGAGTGATTGGATCATCAAGGCCAGCTGCAGTTTTTTGAGTTGCATTAGCAGCAGACGCAGCAAGTCTTATCCAGTTAACATTCTCAACATAGACATAGTAAGTAGTACCATTAGTAAGACCAGTTACATCACCCATTTTACCTGAGCGATATATTACACCATCTCCAGTTTGGAATCCATGAGTATCAATAAAGATATTGTTACTCTCTGGCATTATCTTACCAGTAGTAAACAGATGAAGTTTATCGTCTGGAGATACAGCTGTTATATCTTTTCTACCTGTGGTAACCGTAACGGTTGCATTAGCGTTTGCCCAAGTGTCATATAGTTCAATTGTATTGGCATCGACAAACCTTGCATAGTACGCTGTACTGTCGATTAAACCGCCTAGAGCAGCAGTGTTTTCATCTTTCTGATAGTATAGTTGATCACCAGTTTTTATGGTGTGACCAGTAATTGTAATTCTATCTGTAGTTGTATTAACTTTAGTAGCATCAGCAGAAAAAGCAATTGTCTCTCTTTCAGAATTAATTGTGTGCTGATAGATCTGGTTAGAGATTGTTTCTAATTCTGGTCTTAATGATTCAGCATCAGCAACGTCAAATCTATTTGATACACCTGCATTATTAATGTCAGTAATAATATTTGCTGCAACATCATCATAGAATACTTTTTCAGCGTCTTGGAATACGTCGTTAACACCTGATGTAATTAATATCGTTACACTACCAGTTGAGTATGGTGATGCTACAGGACCTGTAAATGTAACAGTCTGAATTGTACCAAGTGTACCAGATGATCCACCTTGTACAAAGTCTCCAACTTCTAGAGTTGTGTTATTACCTGTGTGGTTAGTAAAAGTAATACTGAATATGTTATCACCACGGAACTTGTCACCAGGAACTGCAGGTATTTGCTTGAGCTCTGGTTCGTAGTATAATCTTTGTTTGTCATCAAACACAAAGGCATACTTCCAAGTATGAATTACTGAACTTTGTGGGTCTGATGAGTTTTGTAGTGCGTCTCTGAACACAACACCAAAGATGTATGTTTCGTTAGACGCTTTGATCATGTGGCGATCTTGGTTCGCAGGTCTTATAACCACACGACGTAGGTTGTCACCAATTAGTGAACAGTTCCTAGGGAGTGAGATTGGGTTATCTTCTAGATACTCACCACCAGATACAATAAGTGAAACATATTCATCACTAGCATCTGGAACTGCTTTCTGTAATCCGTAAGCAATTTGTGCTGCTTTCTTAACTGTTTGAACTGGTCTTGCAGCTGAACGACCATCATTTAGATCTGAACCAATGGTTGCAGATACATAAACACGACCACCAGTGTCATTAGTAGCAACTTTATATACAAAGTCAGTAGTAGCAACCCTTCTAGACTGATCAGTTATAGGAGGAGTGTCAGCAGTAGGATAGAATGTAGTTCCAAAAGTAGGACTAGTTACATCTGTATCTTCATAGTTTATTAAGTTTGGTGCACGAAGAGCCAGTGCAGGGTTTATAATTGTCTGAATATCTAAGTTAACAACCTGTGCAGTATCAGAAATGATAGAACGAGTTGTTCTAATCTGTCCCTCAACGTCTAGCTCATACTGGGGATCGGTAGTATTGACACCTATACGAACGTTATTCTGTGCGTTTTGGTTAAGGAATAAAGCATCTTTCTCATTATTACCTGCACCAATAGAAAATTCTACACTCTCATCACCCTGTATACTTAACGAACGTACTCTCTTATATGAAACTGTATTACCTGCAGCAATTGCTCCTAAATTAGTGCTTGTAAAAGTTAAATTATCATCATCTACTTTTGATACTGTATATGTGCCATCTACCTCACCGCCTGAAGTGAAATCAAGATATAATTTTTCGCTGCCTATAATTCCATGGGCAACCGTCACGATGTTTACAACACCTGCGGCTGTTCTGCTGTATGTGGCATTTGTCCAGTTTCCTGTTGCCTTTACACCAGAAGCTTCAATTCTCTGTTGATCAGAATTAAACTTGAGACTCATTTAACAATCCTTACGATACGAGTGTAATGTCTAAGATACCAATCCACTTAACTGTGGAACTGGTTGTTACAGATTTAACTTCAAAAGTGAAATATGGAGCATTTCCAATCTGGAAGGCATCTGGAGTTACACTCCAAAGTTCTTGGCCAGGTGGATTATTTCTAATAATGTTTTCATATACTGCTGCTACTGTAGGAACTCCTCCAGCTGTGGTTGATACTATAAGATCATATACACTTGCATAAACATAAATGTTATTTGCTGTATCTTGTCCAAATACCCTTGCCTTTACAAAAGCAACTGTGTTTGCAGCTAATGCTGCACTGTTACCTGCTATGGCAGTAGCACCATCAAGAGTTAACTGTAATGTGTTATTAGCACTATCTGTTACTCTTTTGACGATATACTTGTCATGTGATGCATCAGTGAAATTATCACTGGTCATATGAATAGCAGAGATGTTCTTTAGTTCTAAACTTGTGTTAAGAACTTCTTTAGCACCTACTGAGTATCCTCCGACTGATGAAAAATTCTTTGTTGGCATGACGTTATATTACCTCAGGTTTATTTATACCTTGACTTTGGTAGTTGTGAACCTACCAGTGAAAGTTGTGGAAGATGTGGCTGCTGATGACTTCGCTAATGAAATGTTAACGTTGTTACCAACTACCCCAATTGTAGCATCCATCAAATCATTATCTGAGGTGATAGAGTTAGTGATGGTGGCATGTGCTACTGTACCTGAAGCTCCACATATAGATGTAACTTCTAACATGTGTACCTTACCATCATTACTCTCAATAGTAATTAATGTCTTAGCACCTTTATATGCTGTCTTATCAAATTGTACAATAGTAGCAGTTGTAGTGTATGAGGTTAGTTGACCACCTTCTACTCTGGTAGAATCTAACTCCATGAATGTTGCAGTGGAGTCAAATACTGTTAGGTAATTATTTGTACCACCATTCCATCCTCTATTAATCTTCCATGCGGCCTGAGCTGCATTACCATCTAGAGATATAAATTGTTTGCTATCTAATTGAGTAACATAATCTTGGTTTAGAACATCTGCACGAGTAAATGCAGGTACAAGATTTCCGATACTAGCAACTGGGAAAGTGATATCATGAGCAGGTGTTGAACCACCAATCAAGTTACCAGTAATTTTAATTACTTCACCTATTTCAAATCCACTACCTCCTGCAACTGGAGTTACCGATACTATATTTCCAAGATTACTTACAACTGTAAATGTTGCTCCAATACCTTCTAAACCTCCTGAGGAGTCTACTGCAGTATATGTTGCAGTTCCGTAATTACCAGCAACTGATGTTACTGTACCAATAGTAGCAACACTACCCTGAATAGGAACAGCTCTTAATCTTAATCCACCAGTAACTTCTATATCTTTTCTAGCTGTTATCTTGAATATAGAACTTCCACCAAGTTGAGTGTCTAATGGATCTACAGTAGAAGTACCATTTAAAACAAGAGTGCCAGGAACTTCAATTAATTTTGATGTCCTAACGATCATTTTGTCTTTATCAATCGCTAGGCAGTTAGTACCTTGTGCAAAGAACTCAAATGTATCTTCGTCGGAACCAGGTGATGCTTCAGTTAATATGTAAGTATCTTGGTCAACGTCACGTACTCCACCAAGAGAAACAAAGTCAGTTCCGTTAAATCCTTCAAACTGTAACTGTGTTGTGTTATATCTAATTGCACCTGGTAAACGATCTAAAACATTAGGACGTTGGTTTGTAGTACCTGAAGGTACAACTAACGATCCAGTGCTTTGGCATAGGATATCATATCCTGTACTTGGTTCTATAGAAACACCAAGACCATCTATATCATTAACTGTAATTGTTCTGCCAGACCCACCGCCAGCTGCAGTGATGTCAATTGTATCTCCTACTTTATAATTTTGACCTTGGGCTACGATGGTAACAGCAGAGAAGTCTCCACTAGCAACAGTAACTGTAAGTGTACATCCAGTACCTAATCCACTAGAGGTTGTAGCAGATGCAGTATAAGTTCCGTCTGTATATCCAGTTCCAGATCCAGTAACTGTTACTCCTAAAATTTGACCAAATGATCTTGTACCAGAAGTACTATTATTCTTAATTACATTGTCAGCAATACGTAAAATGCCAGCATCAAGATTACCTGAGAATGTAGAAACACCTGTCTCAGTGTTAATATCTACTATATTAGATGTTCCATCAGTGATTTCAAAGTTTACCGAAGCACCACCCTTGAAGGTAAAGTTTCCTTGTCCTTTGGTATCAAAGTTAAGTGGAACGTTTAAATCTGTACCATCAGTTCCGATAGTATTTGTATTATCAATACTGATCTTAGCAGCCTGTGTACCAATCTCTACTTTAGTAGTAGATGAATCTACCTTGAAGAATGGGTTAGCATTTGCTCCAGTAGCATCTACCTGTAGTTTATTGACATCAACACCAAATGTACCGATTGTACCAATTGCAGTACCTGCAACAGTAATACCAATATTGTCTGCACTATGTCTATAGAAACCAGTTGTAGAACTATTCTGTAGAGATAGTGTAGGAAGAAGTGCAGTTCCATCCTGCAACTTTATGTTGGCATTATCAATATCATTATCTGATCCAGTAGCAACAATGTTATTTGGGAATGTAGCATTACCAACTACATTTAAGGTTCCACCAATAACTGTATTACCACCAACGTTAAGTGTACCAGTTCCACCAATAGTTGTATTACCAGAGGTTGCGTTAACAAGGAACTTATTCTGATTGATTGTAAGATTTCCTTCCTTACTGAATGACCAGTTCTCAGAAGTAAGTGATCCATCATATTTTAGTTTAGTTACATCTTTCTCAGTAACTGTTCCAACGTTTATTACAAAATCAGTTCCACCACCGTTATCAACAACTGTAGTAGGTACACTAATAGTATCCCCCACCTTAAAGTTTCTACCTGCATTAGATACTGTAACTTCTTTAAGGAAACCAGCCTTGGTTACGTTGAAAGCAAAACTACTACCACCTCCACCACCAACATCAGAGTCAGCAACACTAAGAGAGTTACCTGCCTGATATCCAGTACCAGTTAATGAGATGTTAGTAACACTTGATATTCCAGTGGAATTACTATTAATTGTATATAAGAACCCAGAACCTGCAAAAGTACCACCACCTTGATCACCAATCTGGAACATGTCCACAGTCATGACCATTCCAGTAGCGTAGTCACTTCCTTGGTTTACTAAAGTAAATGCAGTTACAGCACCACCAGCAACTGTAACATCAGCAGTGGCACCGTGTCCATGTGTGCCTGCAGCACCAGCAGATGCTGTTATACCACCAATGCGTCCCATTGTAATGCCATGAGCTACACAAGCATAATCATATCCTGCTTCATCAGCAAATGTTTTAACGATAACTTCAGTGTATGCTCCAGCTGAACCTGCAGTACCAATTGCAGTAAACTCTATATCATTTCCACCTTGGTTATTCTGTGGGACATTGAGCAATGTGAATACATGAGATGCGTTTGTTGCATCTGATTGATCAAACTTATAAGTATTACCTCTTGTAAGTGCAATAGTTGGAGTCTCAACTCCACCGATTAAAAATCTGTTAACGCTGCTTTGTGCACCAGTTGCTTGTAGAGTTGCACCACCACCACTACTACTTGTGACTGCTTCTCCATCCGCAAAAGGTCCGCTAGTTACAGTAGCAAAATATAAATGAGCAATATTGTAATTAGTACTTTCTATATTGACACCAGTGAGAACACCATTTGCACCACCCGCACCAGTTACAGTATCACCAATGTTAAACGTTCCAGTAACGGTATTAACATCTGCCTCAACTCTAATTCTAGCTGCAACAGTAACTGTATAGGTTGCAGTAGGTTGGTTTCTGACAAGTGTACCAGTATAAGATCCATCAAAATATCCAGAACCTGCAGTGATAGCTCCACCTAAACCTATAACAGTAAAGTCTGCAGTTGCAGTTACACTAGCACTTCCCCCAGTAAAGTTTTTTCCAACATATGTGCCTGGTGAATATCCACTACCTGCGTTTGATATAGTTCCATCTAATGATTGTATACTTAATCCAATAGCTCCATCACTACCAGAACCACCTTCTATTGTTACAGTTGGAGCTGTTGAATATTTCTCACCACCGTTGTCTAATGTTATACCAGTCAATACACCAGTAGATTCATTGAGAACTGCAGTTCCAGATGCATCAACATCAGGAGTTCCACCAGTGAAAGTAATTTGAGGTAACTTAACGTATCCTCTACCACCATTGTTACCCATGGTAATAGAAGCAACAATATATCCTAGAGTAGATGTACCTGAACCATTGACAGCATATGCAGCGTCAGTAGTATCTCTAGTAATAGTAACTGTAGGTGCTGATGTCCATTTACCACCACCTGATGCAGCAATTTCAACCACACCACTACCAATAGTACTTGAACCAACAAATGAATTTCCACCACCAGCTGGTGTTATGCTTGGTGCTGTTGCATATCCAGTTCCAGCTTCAGTGATAGTAAATCCAGTAACTGATCCTGTTCCATCAACAGCTGCTGTTATAATTGCCTGAACACCTTTAAGTTTATGAGTTTCGCTAGTTCCAGCTGTAAGAGTTAATGCTGATCCACCTTGTGATGTAGCAAGTTTTACTGTAGAAGGGTTTTGTGTTACCTCTATAACATAGTAAGTGGTTCCATTTGTTAATCCAATATTTTCAGATCCACCATCATTGTCATAAACAACCCTATCGTTTACCGCAAAAGGAATACCTCCAATTTGAATTGCATTTCCAGAAATAGCGGTTGTTCCAAATGAATTCTCAGAAGGTGCGTCTACTGTAGCTGCTCCTGCAGTATATGCAGTACCTCCAACTTGAATTGTGGTGGCTACTACTTTACCTCCTGTTGCTCTTGTTACAGTAAATGTGGGATCATTACCACTATTATTAGCAGCAGAACTAAGAGTAATTGCAGGATCAAGTGTAAATCCAGAACCAGGATTGGTTATAGTTACAGTTTTTATTTGACCTTCAGTTTCTAAGGTTGCAGTTGCAGTAGCTGGATCAAATGGTTCACTAGTAACGTTTGCATTAAAAGATCCACCTGGATAACCGTTACCTTCAGTACTGACTGTAAGAGTTGTTAGTTCAGTTTGCTTTAGAGTAATGTTTGAATAGTTGTTTAATCCAGCTGAACTTAATGACTGAATTTCAATATTTGATAACTCGTATGCTACAGAGGTATTGTTATTACCTATCTGTCCAAATACTTTTGCAGTGTCATAATATACTTTGTTGGTGATAATTGTCTCACCAGTTAATTCTATATCTGTTGCAGATGCAGGGTCAATAATAATATTACCCGATGTAGAACTAAGAGAGTTACCAGCTAATCTTAAATTACCTGTCTCAATATATGCAGGATAAATGTTTGTTGTACCTGTAGCATCAGATAATGTGATACTTGCAGCTTCTGATGTGGTAGAAGTAGATTGGAAGTTAACAGTTCCTGTTCTTTGGTTTACAGTTAACGCAGGTCCTACTCTATAGTCACCTTCTTGGTCAACTGATTCATAATAAACTTTACCATCGTTAGTTTCTTCTACCTCATTTGCTTGTGTTGCTAATGATGGATCATTTGTAAAATCTTTACCAGAACCAATATATCTAAAACTATGACCTACCAGATTGACAATACATCCTTTACCACTTGAAGCGACACCTTTATTACCGTAGATGTTAGAAGATGCGGATACATGAATTTCTGCACCAAAAGCTGTGTAGTCTACAGTAGCAAATGATGTTGCAGAATCACCACCACTTGAACGAATATCTTTTATACCTTTACCTACATTGCTGTATGTTGTAGCACCATCATCTCCATTGAAATGGAGGAGAGTAGATGTATATAAATCAGTTGTAAATTCTGAAGTAGGTGATGTAAAGTTTGTTGTATATCTATGAGCCGCTTTACTTATTCTTACTTCGTCTATATGACCTGCAAATGCTTCTAGTCCTGAAGTATATGATGCACCAATAATTACTGGTTTTGTAGAACCATAGTCATTTGTATCTGTATAATTACTACCTATTTGAGTACCATCTAGGAATAATTTTGTAACTCCACCAAAACGGGAGACAGCAACGTGATACCAAGTTCCTGTAGAAACAGTACCGCCACTTGCATGAGATGTATTACCTGAACCAAAGTGTACAGTGGTTCCACTCAAATACAACTTAGGTGCAGTATCTGTAGCAGATGCACTTCTGAAATCAATTATATGTTGTGTGCCAGATACACTTGAAGGACGTATCCAACATTCAATAGCAAAGTTAGTAGTACCTAAACCATTGTCTTCAGTTGTTGGTAATTGAACATAGTCACCAGTACCATCTAATAATAGAGATGCAGAACCAAATTTTTGCTGAGCTGTATCTAATTGAGCATCAGCAACACCTACAAGGGGTATAGGAGTTGGAAGTCCTGTTGAGAATAATCCAGTACCTTTACCTGTAATATAAACATATGTACCGTCGTTACTTGAAACGGTTCCATATCCAGATGCTTTTTTATAAGTTACGTTACCTGTGCTTGATCCAGATGCAGAATCAGTAAATGAATAGCTGTTATCATCAATTTTTGTAATTGCATAAAATCCATCTGTAAGACCACCAGTGATAGCATCTGCATAGATGACATCAGCGGTTAACATACCATGTGCAGTAGCAGTGACTGTTACTGTGGTTCCAGATCTAGAATATGTACCTGATTTGAAACTATCTTCTAACTGATAGAGTATTTCAGATGTAGAGAATGTACCAGATGTACCATTAAGTTTTACACGTGTCTTACCAGTGCCATATGTACCAGTTGAACCCTCAATAGCAGTTATACCAGTCGCATTAAAGTAGAAATAACAATTACTTACCTCTACCCTCATACCATTGGTAGCAACTATACCTTGACTGTTTGGTACTATGAAAGTACATTCATTGAATGAGAAACCTAACTTAGGAGAAGAAGAGGAAATATCAGCAGCGTCTAAGTATGCACCACCACCTGCTTTAGTACCTGATCCAACAGAGTCATATCCATATGGATCACTTCCAGATACAGTTCCAGTAGAATATAAAGTAACTCTCTCTACTATAGGAATTCTAGCTGCGTTTGTTCCATTAAGAACTTTAATTGCATAGTTTGGAAACTTCCATCCCTGTAACTGTACATCAGAAAGGCGAGTATCCCCACCCATAAAGAATATATTATTTGTTCTTGTTGCGTTAGTGTTTTGAATTATTGTATTTCTTTGATCTGTTCCACGAATGGCTACACCATCAGGTATTGTTAGTGGACATACTTCTTCGTAAGTACCTGGTGCAATAAGAATTGTATCACCAGCAGTTGCTGTTAAAAGTGCTTTTTTTAGTGTTAAGAATGCGGTATCCCAGTGCAGTCCACCACCGCCACCATTAGCTAAGGTAGTAGTGTCAGCACCATTTTTTGCAACGTAGTAAGTATTACCAGGACCATTAGTAATGCCCGTGGCAAGCATCGTAGTAGTAACCTCACCCGTATTGGGTTTCTGGTTTGCTACTTCAACAACTGCTCCGTTGTTATTTACGTATAATTTGCGATCAGCAATATTAAGAGCTACTTCACCGTCAGTTAAATCAGAAGTACTAGGTACTACTGATGCTGTCGTTGATCTCTTTAGCTTGATTCTGGTCGATTCCGCTGCCATCTAAGTCATTCTCAGATTGTTGTTCTTTGATACTATTTAACTGATTTTGTAAATCTTGGATTTGAGCTTCCAACATAACATTTATCAGTGTCGCTTCAGAAAGTTTTTTCTGTAATGTAGCTATAACGATTTGTGCATTCATAATTCATGTGTTAAAACGTGCCCCCGTCGATTGTGTTCGTCCATACGGGAACACCAGCAGAGGTTACGGTAAGTATTTGATAGGATGTTGTAGCATCAGTTCCTGTACCAGGAGATGCTATGTTTGCTGCAGCAGTAACTTGCATTGCACCCGCAGCGTTACCATATACAATACCTTTTTCGGTAAAGGTACTTACACCAGTACCACCAAACTGAACTTCAAGGTCAGTATCTAACTCTAGATCACCTAGTACAACTGTACCACGTTGACCTGTTACGCCAAATACTCCACCAGTGTCACTAGCATTTTCAATGAATGTCCAAGCACCTAATCCATCAGCACCTCCAGATCTATCAAAACCGAAGAAACCAAACTTAGAGTTTGAACCATCATAATAATGAATTTTAACACCACGATCTAATGCATCATTTGCTGATCTTGTGACAGTAAATGATGTACCAGCAGCAAGTGTGCCTGTCAAGTTTGCGGACAATGTAAGTGTTTTAGTTCCAGTATTAATACTAGCAATTGTAGTTGAGCCAGGAACGCCACTAGCAGAGGTGATTGAGTCACCTGCACTTATGCCTGTTACCTTATCAACAACAACATCTGCCTGTCCACTGGCAGAACTTGATGTGTTAGTAAGTACTGTAGTAGGATCACCTAATGCAATAGTAGGATCATTAACACTCATCTCGGCAGAGTTAACAGTAGTTGTAGTACCGTCAATCTGTAAGTCACCTTTGATGATAACCAATCCAGCTGCGTCTCCACCTGCAGGATATGGGTCAATGATCATCTCAGTACCAGCAGTGGTAGAGATGACATTACCATCCATCTTTAACTGGTCAATAGTGAACTCACCAGTTTGACCTATGTTACCTTGAATGGTAGTTGTTCCATTGAAAGTAACTCCGTTTTGGAATGTTGTTGTTGAATTAACAGTCAACGCATCACCAGGTGCATCACCAATTTGAGCATCACCTTCAACTAGAAGAGATCCAGCAGAGACTTTTCCTCCTACACCAACACCACCAACAACTTGTAGTGCACCAGATGTTGAGTTAGTGGATGCAGTAGAGTCTGCAATTTTGACAGCAACCTGATTGTCAAACTCCCAATCAGCACCATCAACTCGTACTTTATCTAAAGAAGTCTCATCATAACGAATACCACCATCCTTATTAGTACCAAAGTATAAACGTAAATCATCAGCGATACGCAAGTCGGGGGTACCTGCAGCACGTTGGATGTCGAGAACAGCGTCAGAATCATTGAATACAAATTCAAGATCACCTGTGGTTCCAAATTCTAATTCTTGACCGTCTTGTATGACGACCTTACCAGTACCATTTGCAGCTAAGATTATATCTGTATCTGCAGTACCAGTTGTAATAGTATTACCATTTAAGTTTATATCATCTACGTTCCAGTTATCTATCTTTGAGTTGCTATCTACAACGACTGCAGAACTAGCAGTAAGAGTACCTGCAACATGATCAAGCATGTCTGTGAAGTATTTACCACCAACTATTTGGGCAGCACCGTTATTATCACCAACAAACAGACGGTCATCCGCGTTTGCTTGCGTTCCGTTACCACCAATAGTTACGGCTAATTCACCGTAAGTAATGGATCCTGGTGCGGTTGCCCCAGTACTCCTTTTAATGAGTATATTTGATGCCATCAGAAGCTACCCCCGTTGATAGTGATGTTATTTAAGACGTTTGTTGGTACAAATTTTGTATCTGTAGCAGAGTACACAAGAACAGAACCATCAGCCAATCCACCCTGTGATGTATCGGTTAGGTCTACATCGGACATTCCTCCGATCGTACCTCCTCCACCACCTGTGGCGACTCTTGTCACCTTAGGTACGGATTGATCTCCAAATCTTAATCTTGCCATTAGAGTGTTACCCCCTCAAGTACACTTACAGAACCTTCGAGCACTCTGGATTTTGTTCCAGATGCTGCAGTAATAACGACATCATATACAAAACGACCTGACTTCATTGCGGTCGTTTGGCCATTAGTTAGAGATAACTGTATCTGACCAGAAGTAGCAGGTGATAAAACTGCTGCAGTTACAGTCTGAGACGAACTACTTGTATAGTGCTTTTTGATTTTACAAGCTACTGTATAACCAGTAAGGTTAAAAGCAGTACCATTATCATTCTCCACTGTAAAATCAATGGTGAAATCTGCACCTTGGTAAATCAATAAGTTTGATACAGCACTAGCCATTCTCTAATAATTTCCCTATATTATTTAGCTTAAACCTATTTATCCTCTTTCTGGACTAAAGTATTTACAAGAGACTTCAATTCATCAATTTCATTTCGTAAAATTTGCATGTCTCTATCTTTTTTCCGTGCATTTTGACGTGCTTTCTTATATGCCTCGTAACCAGACATATCCGTATTCAAAATTGCATTAGATTGTGGATCTCTGCCTAGGGCGTTATGACCCTCGACTGGGATTAGTTCAATGTTTTCCATTATGCTAAGGCTATTGCTCTAAAGTCTTTTACCCTTGGTATGTATGGTTGGTTACGTCCTAATAAAGCAATTTTAACTTGGAAACCATCAAATTCATCACTATCTTCAATAGTATATTCATAGTCAGTGAATGTACTAAGATCATTTTGAGGAATTAAAGCACCGTTATCTGGTACACCTGTAGTATTAAAGAATCTAAATTCTAAATCATCAAGACTACCAGCGTAACCAACAGGAACTAACTTGTACATTACTACAATCTTAGAATCAGTCCATGTATTTGCTGCACACATAACCTTTAAGCCAGTTGCACTTTTCTCCATTTTGGCAACCTTGGTAACATAGTTAGCAGCACATTCCCCACCAATATTACTGGTAGGTTCTATGTTATTGTATACATTACCTGTTGTAATAATAGAACATCTAGTAAGGTCAACCACAGGTGTTAGATGACTTACCTCTGTAGTAAGGTCACATTCCATACTAAATGACTTAACGTTATTCATTCTATTGATTTCATTTAGTTGATTTGCAATTACCTTGGTTGCAGGGAAGTAATTTTCCTCACCAATAGTAACATCAGTATACACAGTGTCTTTAACAAATGATGTTTCTGCACTAGAAGTACCGAAAGGACCACAAGATGTTCCACTGGTTCCTTGAACTCTAACAGCAATTCCTGTTTGAGGTTCTATTTGAGTCTGTACCTGTGGAGTAAGAACATCCCAAGGAATGTTTTGTGATGCAAGAATGTTAGGTCCACCAGCCTGAATACTCTTACCTGCATTCTTACCACTAATCTTTAAGTTATAAGAATGTGGACTATTGATGGAAATGATACCACCAGTTGTACTACTATGAGTTGTATTGAGTAATGTTAGTGGAATACCTGCAATGTTATAGCACTGGACTACAGCATTTTGTAAATGAGTTTTACCAGTACCCGTTCCTGAACCATTAGTATAGTTTCTACCAGAAGAATTAATAGTAATAGTATTACCATTGATCGCGTCATATGCGATAATCTCATCACCACTACCGTCTTCAGCAGTTCCTAATATTTTAATAAAACCAGGATTGGAGTTACTTACTGCAGATCCACCTATAGTTGTATGGAATTGAGACGCATCAGAAACCACTAAAATTGCACCAGTCGCTGTGGATGACAGTCCACCAGATGAAGATATGACAGTATCTGGAACTTCAGATATAATACCCTCAGTTTTAACGTAGTTAAGTGCAGATTGCATACCATGGTTACTATGGAATACTCTAATCTCATCGCTACCTGAAGTTAATTTCAGGGCGTTAGGTGCAAGATTTAAGAAACCACCATTACTTTCTCCAAGTGTAGCATTCTCCAATACTAATCTAGAAGGTGAAGCTGCAGTCGGAATTGTAAACTCTGCTCTATAGATCTTGAACATCAAATCTTCATACTGAGAAGGTGTCCATGTAGATGCGTTCTGTGACTTGAATAGTACACCGATATATGGTTGCTCAGATATCTTCTCCCCAACATGTGCAGCGTCAATAGCGTCCTTACCAAGAAGTGATATGAATACCTTATACTGATTGGAGTCAGATGTGACAACAATAGAATGTTCTTTTCTCTCTTGTATGAATACTGGAGACTTGAATGTGAATGTAGTAGGCTTGGAAGCATCAGTTGATGTAAAGACATCTTCTGCATCTAATACAACCTTTGAGAATGGTAGTACTGTTTGTGTTGGAGTACCATTTTCAACAGTTCTAATATCAATAGAAACTGGAATCTCTGGATCCTTAGTGAAGAAGAATAGATCAATCTTAGTTAAGAATACTCCACCTTTAAGTGCAGAATCATCAACAAGGAAAGTCTGTGCAAGAGGGTCATGCCATCTTGTCTCTTCTGCAGCTGTCTCACTAACACTTGTAAGTGTTCTAGCATCTTTCATCTGTTCAGATGTTACCTTAGCATTTCTTACAGATATAATAGTCTCCTGTGTAGTCTGTAAAATACCAGATGAAGTAAATTCTACCTCACCACTACTATCTGATATGCCAGGTACTTTACTATCACTAGAAGAATCACTCAATCTAAACAGTTTAGTACCAGTCTTAAATTTCTGTACACCTGCTTTCTTAGGACGATCAATAAAGAATGATCCTTTAAGTTTTCCTTTCTTATCAGTAATTAAATCCTTATTAGATACCTTTGCAATAGCACCAGAAGTTTCCCCTACAAGATAATCATTGATTTTAGGAGAACCATAGTAAGTACCCTTTGCCTGATCACCAAGAGATCTAGTATCAATATTAATGAATGCTAGGTTTGATGTATAATCAGTTGTAGATGAAATGTCTGTACCGTCTAATGGGTTGATTGCAAATCCATCATTAGGTGCAGATACCTTTCCTTTAAATCTAATTCCTTTAGTACCAGTACCTACACCCATACTTACAACTACAGTCTCACCAATCTGGAAAGGAATACTATTAGTTTTTGCATCAGTAGATGTATCTTTAATAACTCCCATTATCTTAGGAGTAATAAGTTTCTGCGTTAATGCAATACCATCAAAGAATGGATAGAACTTAGTTCTAGGCTTCAACTTCTCACAACTAAATTCAATATTTCTTGAACGCATAAACTGAATATGCTCTACTGATACAACTTTACTACCAAGTGATTGTTGTTCAATAATAGGAGTAACTCTATATCTAATACCAGTTCTTGTTTGTTTTGTAGTAGTTGTAGTGGTTGTAGTAATTGTTCTACGCTCTAATCTCCTTCCTTTACCAGCATCAGTTCTCCATCCACCAGTTTTCTTAGAAACATCAGTTCCAGTCCATGTAGTTTTCCATGAATTCCATTGAATAGGTGCGAAACCATTTTGGTCTGCATTATATTGTCTGACTGTTGTTAAGAAGTTACCCTCTACAACAGGACCTTGAATTGGATTTAATGATGTTGTATCTACCCAGTTATCTGATTCTGGATATAGTTGAACATCTCCCATGTATGTGAATACGTTAAATGGGTTGACGTTCTCTACAGCAGATGCATAAGGTTGATCAATTAGAACAGAATCTGTATATGGAAGTGTAACCACATCATCAACGCTAGTAGTGACACTAGTAGATGATGTACTGTATGTTAAAGGTACTGATGTAGTGTAATGAGCTGGTCTGAGTTGACCTTCTTCAAAGTCAAGAGAAACTCTATAATCTGGATGTAAGGTATCACTAGAAGAAAGACTTGCAAAGTTGTCTACCATAAATCCATTCTTAAATCTGCTAAGACCACTAGTGTCTCTAATTTCCATACTTGCAGTTTCACTTTCAAGTAATGATAACTGAGTATAGTATTCTAGAGTTTTAATTCTATCTTCAAGTACTTGAATATCTCTAAAGGTATATCTCTTATAATTTGTTTCTTTAATTTCAATATCTTCTTCGACATTAAAAACATATGGTTCGTATGTCAATGTTCCTAACAACATCGCATCATCAAGGTCATCAGGAGATACTGGATTAGGTGCAGGTGCACCTTTAACTACCTGAATGACACTATTTTTACTCATGAAGACCTTATCTACTCTTCCAAGATAGTATTGTAAACTTAGAATAGTAGTATCTCCTTGACCAGGTATACCAGTTAAGTTACTGGTAAATGCTCTATTAGCAAAATCAAAATACTTAGTTGCACTTAAAACATATGGAGAGGTTACAGATCCAGCATTGGTCAATGATTCTGTAACTATTGGTCTATAATCAATTACGTTTCTAAGAGGGTTGTCACCGAATGTTGGGATTATTTTGTAATCTTCAGTAGGATATGAGTCTACAGTATATGGATTAACACCTGCTGTAGTTAAGAAACGATCAAATATTATAAAGATCTGATGAGTTGGTTCTGCATAACCAGCTTTTCTAATAATAGATGAATAGTCATAGAATTGCTCTCTCTGACCATCATCAAGAGTGTAACTATCAGTAATGTCTTTAGATCCTAATGTAGGAGAACCTGAAATCTTAAGAGTTGCACCTCCATCAGCTGTTATTGTTTCGTTGTCAGTAAATCTATCATCATCAACTGGAAGGTAGTAAACAGTGTTTCCATTTTCTGCAACTATTCTAGCTCTAGCACCAGAGTTATCTCCAGTAATAACCTCATCTACAGAAAGACTTCCAACTAAATTGGTCTGTGTAAAGTTAGGTATTACAGGAGCATTTGAATCTTGAGATTCCAATATTGCTTTTATTTTATATGCATCACCAGTACCAAGAGATATACGAGCATCACCAATTCTATGACCATAACCAACTAGAGACTGTGTTAGTCCATTTACAGCAGATCCAAAGGTCTTATCTACTTTAAGGATCTTCATCCTTTCAACAGTCTTTGCTTTAGAGGATCTATTAGAACTATAAACAGTACCAATAACATTTACACTGGTAACACCACTAAGACCTTGAAGTTGAACACTCTGAATATTTGATGAAGTACCATTGATAGTAAATCCATTACCTGAAGTTAATACATTACCATCACCTGTACCAGCAGTAACAATAACTCTAAAGTCATCTGCATCACCAGCATCTCTCCACACAAGGCCAGCACCTGCATCAATACTTACATTGCCAGAACTAACGACTTGTCCAGTAACACTCTTTCTAAAGTAACCTGCAGGATTTTGAGTATTGTTATTATTAGTATTCTTAACTGCATCGTATCCAAGATATGATATTAATGCTTTATTTTGTGCTTCTTTAATCTCAGGACGAGTTCTGACAATAGCACCATTGACACCACCGTTGGAAACGTTACCTGTATTGATTTTAGTTACATTGAAAGCATAAGCACTACTTACAACAGTTACTCTTGCTCTGTGTGCCACACCATTGTTTCCAAATTCAACAATATCTCCAACTCTTAACTGACTATTATAGTTTGAAAGTGTTGAGGTTATAGTAGCAGTAGATCCAACTCCAGAACCAGACGCTGCAGATAAAATAGTACCTGAACCAGGTAATGCTACCTGAACATCTAATACTGCATCAGCAGTACCTGCACCACCATTATATGCATATGACTTAACATCACCCATACCAAACTTGGTAATTACAGAAATACTTCTACTTCCACTAAGTCCACCATTTCCACTTGCAGCTGCAACGTCGTAGTCTAACTTCTCACCTACAAGGAAATCACCAGTAATATTAGTAAGATACCCAGTTGTACTAGATCCACTAACAAGAATAGCAGTAGCACCAGATGTTCTACCTACAACAAGTCTTTCGGGAGTCCAAGATACACCTGATCCTGATCCAAGATCAACCTGTGTATAGAAATCCGTGTCAACAACATTTGCTTTGTAGGTATTCGCAGTTGCAAAACCAGCAGATCCAGAGTTCTGATCCACGTCAATCACTCTAGTTCTACCAATAACAGTACCCGCAGGTGTGCCTGGTGTTGATGTTACTACATTTCTAATTTCAACAGTCTCATATATGTTAGGTGTTACATGTACATTTGTGAGTAAAATAAAATTACCAAAGTTTGCGGATATAGATTTATTAGTTTCTGTCTCAAAAGTTCTTGGTTTTTCTACATCTTTATATGTTGTAGATAATCTTTCTGTTCTATAACCTTGAACATATGCTTGTCCAGAAGATAATTGAACAGATATATTAGATTCACTTGCTGTTACTCCTCCAGATGTCGTAGTACCTGTAGAATATACTCCATTATTAAAACCATCATTAAGGTTTTCTCGTACATCAAGCTTAAATTTCTTGACATAGTAATCACCAGACTCCTCTTTAGTCCTTGTTGCAAGGATATCATTGATAAATCCTAACTCACTACGTTCTACCTTTTTCTCTAATTTACCTGCATTGGTACGTAAGAGTTCAATAAAGTCAGCAGAGTTTGGATCAGTAAGTAATTTTTTAACTAATGTTAGTGTAATCTTAAACCTATCTGCACCAGGTGCTGAGAAGTTTGTACTTCCTATAGCATTATCATATAGCGTTGCATCCTCATCAGCAGTTATTATCCTTTCTTCTACCTTCAATCCTACCTTGTATGATGGATTAGTGTCATATTGGTCTAATATAATAGTCTGTTCAGTAACAGGAGCAAAGTATCCTCTGACATAATATGTACCAGAACCAACGTTAGCAGTTGATCCATATGAGTTTGCACTAGAATTTAAGAGTTGTGCAAGAGGAGTTCCAGCTGTAATCGTTGTAGAAGCATAAGTAATATCACTTTCACAGGTGAATGTCTCACCATCAGTAAATGTAGTGGTGGTATTATCGTTAGCTTTCTGAATATAGTTTATGTAAAATGAAATATTGTTTCTTGTTGATGTCGTAGCACTTATTGAAAATAATATACGTGCACGTACTCCAGATGTAGATCCTTTAATAACCTGACCATCAAGTGCAGTTCTATAGTTTTCTACATCAAGGTTAAGATAAGTATTTTGAATTATGACACAAGGAACAGATTTATTAAGAGTAGTACCACCAGGAATTACCATGGCACCTTCTTTATACACACCTTGACCAAATGTGTCTATCTGATTTTGCAGCAAGCTCTGAAGCGTAGTAAGTTCTCTCGCTTGGACTGGGTAGCCAGGCTTGAAAAGTACTTTTAGGAAGCCCTTACTAGAATCAAAGTCGTCGTAATAGGGAGCTATATTCAGATTTGTATTTTGTGCCATTTAGAATTCAATTACTACTTTGAGCTCTTCGTTTTGATCCGCAGATCTTGTGATTGGTATTCTGTTATCAATATAGAGTATTTCACCAGAGTTTAAATCAATCTCCTCATTAGCATAACCAATGACGAATGAAAGACCTAACTCATACACAGAAACACCAATAGTTATCTGTGCTAGTGGAACAGAAGATGTTCCAAAGTTAGCATCAGGAGTGCCTACAAATCCACTAGTACCACCTGTTATCTGATTTTCACCAGAGAATGAAAGTACATTGCCATTAACAACACCATCAGTAGAATCCTGATAGTATTTCAATACTTTAGTTGTAGCATCATATGAAACTACAAATCCTTTTGCATTTGTTGTTGCTTGTGTGATAGTTTCTCCTGTAGCGAAGTTTCCACTAGGAGCACCAGTACCAGTCTGAGGGAAGATAATTGCCTTCACAGCAGATCTAGTATTTTGACTACAAACTGTTGTAGTGTTGTAATCAAATGGGTTAAGCACAAGACCTACCCTTCTATATGACAAATCATTTGGAAAATCAACGAATGCACTAGTAGTTTCTAACTTACTAGCAAACATTAAACGATAAGAGCCAAATTCTCTCACAACATCAGCACCATGACCTAAGTTAGGTGGGATAACAACGTCAAGAGACGCATTCAGTCCACTACCTATACCAGATATCAAAGCAACATCAATAGTACCAAATGAATATCCAGATCCTGCAGATGTAATTGTTACTGAAGTAATCTTAGATGATTCTACTTTTACTGTACAAAATGCTTGAGTACCACCATTGATTTCCCAATCTCCCCTAATAGGGACATTAGTATAATCTTTATTATTATATCCAGAACCAGCATTCTCAATAACTATAGTGTCAACTGAACCAGAGTTAGCTGCAGCCGTAACTAATGTATTAGAAATAACTGGGATAAACTCTGAGGTAACAAACTTTAGGATATTATCAGCATCAATAGTATACATATATTTCCATCTATAGGAATATACGCCAGGACTATCTGATGTTTCAATAATAGTAGTTGATGTACCAGTCGGTTCTACCAAAGAGGGTCTACCCCTTGGATAGTCTGGAGACTGCCCATTATAAAGACACTTATAAACATTAAATGCTGAGTTCATTACATAGAAATTACTGTCATATAATCTCGATGCTCCATTAGCAGTCGTCTTAGTAGGAGCGTAATCAGGTTTGTACATTGAATATGTACGTCCAACTCCACCAGTTGTTTTTGTAGGATCAATCCAATCAACCCTAGGAACTACTAATGCTGTATCAGATATATCAACTCTCTTGAAGCCCACGGAATCAGCGTACACACCACGTGCGTACTCAAAACTATCAATAGGTTCACCTGATGGTGGTACATCTGTACTACCCCAAGTCTTAGACCTACCGACGAACATATACACTTTATTAGTGCTCTGCAGAGTATCTCTGAAGCTTTCAGCAGCGTATATTCTAAATTTATCAGTGACTAATGCCATGCCATTAAGCTTTTGTTGTTATTTATAATGATCTCAGACGAACTTCTGGAAGTAACGAGACGTTTCCAGAAATTGTGCCAGGATATCCTGTGTCCAAATAATTTCCTGCGGAAGCTGGATTATCTCTACGCAATTCTTTCGTAAGTTGAATTGTGAAAGTTGTACTTCCAGTCCTAGTTATATCATATACTCCGTCTGGTGGAATATAGGTAATGTAGTTAACTGCATCTGATTGATTTATGTTAGTTCCAGAAGTGAAATCTAGGAATATTCTATTCTCACCTGTTTGCATATTATGATCACTAGCAGTTGTGATTGTCACAATTCTGGAGCTTTGATTTACTGAGTATGTTCCAGTAATCACATTATGTGCAAAAGCAGTTGTTCCAAAATATCCTCTACCTCCTGTTGCGACAGTTAAAGTATTGGCAGACATGTCTTTTGCACCAAACAGAATTCTTTCATTTCTCCATCCTATTACATTACCAGAACTATCTGTTGCGGGATTGTAGTAAGGAATAAGAACTTCACCTTGATCTGGGAAACCATATTTCTGAGAAGTGTTATACCAAACGTTTCTCAAGTTCAATGTAGTCGCACTATCATTGACAGATGATGTAAGATAAGAAACACCAAGTAAATTAGAATCAGATACAATTCTGTTTCTTTCAGACCTTTCTAGGTGTACTGGATGTGTAGCTATAACTGTTGGAGTTGATGTATATCCACTACCACCTTTTAGGTTAGTGACAGATAATACTTTACCACTTCCTTCTTCAATAATTGTTTCAGCACTTGCCCCACTTCCTTCTCCACCTGTGAAAAGTAATATAGGAGGATTTTCATAATTAGAACCTGCATTTGTAATATTAACTTGTGTCACCTCACCACCTGTAATGATAGCTTGGAACTCAGCAACAGTTGGTCTCAACCCAATATATTCATATGTATCCACAGAACTAGAACTGGATACAGTTGCAATCCTACGATCTGATCCTTCACTAACAACTTGCAATCTGTCATTAGGATCAAGAGAGTTGAATGTATTTGAAACTAGAATATCATTTGCAGATCCAGTGTATATGAACATAACACAATCAGATGAAGCTCTTGGAGCTTCAGTAAATTCAATAACTGATCCTCTCAATGTATATGCAACACCAGATTCTTGGAATATACCATTAATAAAGATCATTAAGTTGTTTGCTGGATTAACAGCACTATTGTCACTCTCTAGAGAGAATGGTTCATTATCACTCTTCATCACAAATGTTGTTCTGCTACTATCAAAGTAAGGAGCTAACTCATCCAGTAGTACTAATTTACCAAAGTAATATCCATAGAAGTCCATGCCAGGTAAAGGTGGTTCAGTGAATGTTATTGTACTACCAGTATATGTGTATGCATCTGTAGTTCCTTTTATCTGCAATGTACCATTGAGGAATATCAAGAAGTTATCTGATGCAGGTAGTACCTGTGTACTACCACCAGATAATGTAGTAAATGTTGTATCAGTTCCGTCAAAGGTTACACTACCTACATTGATTTGGAAGTCAGGTGTGCTAGATCTAGTTCTAGTGACACTGTTAAGATTGCCAGATCCACCTGCAGTTGTACCAACAGCAGTCGTGACTATTCCCCATAATGTTGTTATTGTAGATGCAATATCTGTGCAGTCACTAGTATCATATACATTGTTTCCACTATCATTAGTAATAGTAAGATCCTTGATCTGTTTACCCTTAGTGCCAGCATTTGTGGTAACTGTAATGTTACGCATGATTTGGTTACATATATCTCTAGCATGGTTGAATACCTGTACTGATTCATCTTCCTCACCAGTCAAGTGAGCAGATCCAACATAGAACTTAGCAGCATCATAAGTTGCATCATTACCACCAAACTCAACGTTGTCAGCTACAGCATCAGTAAGTAGTCTAGTATCACGAAGACACTTGGTTTGATATACAGTAGAGAAGGATGGATTATTTGCTTGCATTCTACCATAGGCAGTAGTTGCAATAAAGTTAAGATTTTTTCTAATTAATGATGCAGCATCAGCACCCTTATCATAATTGTGATAACCATGAGATACGATTGCTCTTGTAACTGAGTTAGAGCCAGCAGAGATGAATGTATGCCTGTCTCCTGTATTAACACAACCTGCATCAGCAGACTTAAATTTATGTGTATAATTACCACCCGTAATTACAGAGTTAGAAAGTGCAGATTGGAACTTATGTTTATACACACTAGTTGATTGATCAGTGGTCAGAACATCAACTGTAATTGAGTCAGGAGATGTAGAAATAATCTCTAATGCAGTATCATAGAATGGATCTTTCTTCTTAAAGAATGGAGCAACATAAACTGCATCAGCATCAGCACCAACAAATGTATGAGTTGTTGTATTTGTAGAAGGTGTTTTAGTTAATACCTGTACGTCGAATGTGTTGTGTGTAACATTTGATACTTCAATAAAGTTACCACTTGCAGGATCTTTATGTGTAATACCATCAGGAACTGAAGATGAGAATACATGCTTGCTGACGTTAGTTGATGGAACACTATCCAAAATCTTAACATCAAACTCCCATGCAGTTACATTGAATATCTTTAACCACTTACCACTAGCATAATCAGTAGAACGTGGATATGAATGAGTTGTATTGTAGTTGTCTTGCTCACATACAAATGTTATAGAGTTGTCTGCAAGTTTAACGTAATCATTCTCTCTCATTCCATGAGCAACACTTGTAGTAATATGTAAAATACCTGTCTCTGGATAGTATTGAGTTCCAGTTGAGTTTCCTAATGTTGAATTCGATGCATTTAAAGCGTAAGCTTCACCACCACCAGTCCAAGTATGAGTATATCCACCACCACTTTGTATAGCATTAGTTGCAACGAAACCAGGCTTCCATCTATGAGTTGATAGATCTTGAGATATACCAACATTCAATGTAATTGTGGTATCAGTTACCGCTAAGATTGTTACAGCAGTATCGTATGCAGGATCAGGATTACCATCACCAGCAGTTGCACGAGGATATGTGTGGTCACTTCCATAACTGTCTGTAGCACACTGGAAGTTAAATCCATTATTTGCAAGTTTGACAGTTGTGCCAACAGTTAAGGTATGTGCACCTATTTCTACTATTAAAGTACCTGTGCCAGGATCATATGTACCATCTGTACCAGTATGATTTACGATAGGAGATTTACCAACGTATACTGTTGCAGTTGTACTGTTAACTGCTGTAACTGCTACCTTCCTACCGTAGTATGGATCTTTTACTCTTGGGTATGTCTTAGTAGCAGTATTGCCATCCATTGCACAAGTAAAGCTCAGTGCATTAGGATAAAATCTTATACTACTTGTTGCATGACTTAGACCTGTTGCAGTTGCTGACTGGAATACGTGAGTTGTTACATTAGTAGATGGAATGATATCAAGAACCTGTACATCAAATGTATCATTTGTTACATTAAATATTTCTATCCATTTACCACTGATAGGATCTGTAGAACGAGGATATGTGTGATCGGATGCTTGACTGTCCTCATCACATTTGAATGTTAGAGCATCGTCATCAATTTTAATCAACTCTAATTCTGTAAATCCATGATTTACAATAGTCAATGTCATGATACCTGTTGATGGTACATATGTTGCACCAGTCACCTGATGTTGAGTCGGAGCTGATGCCCAAGTATTTGCTTGTGGAGTGGTTAATACAACAAGTCCAGTTGCAGGATCATAAGTTGCAGAAGTAACACTTTTACTTGCGGGTGCAGATGCACTCAGAGTTCTTACGGATGGCCTTGGATATGTTTTAGTACCAACTCCTTGAGTACAGTTAAATGATAGTGAGTTATCTTTAATCTTGACAAAATTACCATTACTCAATCCATGACAAACTTCAATACAGTTAGTTGTTGAAGATACAAATGTATGTGTAGATAAATCTGAGATAGGATTGCCACCATTGTTTACATTTACACTAATTGTATTTGCAGTAAATGCAGTGATTGGGAGATTTCTTTGATATGCATAATCAGCAACGCCAGCATTGACACCAGTTCCACTAGCACGAGGATATGTCTTCTGTGCACTACCACCATCTAATGTACATGTAAAGGTTAGTGAATCTGTTACAATTCTAATACTATTCTTTGTAGTTAAATTATGTGCACCAATATTCATTACTAACAATCCTGTTTGTGGATCATAGGTAGTTCCTGTGTTAACAGTGTACTTTTGATCAGTGATTGTCATTATACCTGAAGTTGCATTGTATGCAGCTGTAGATGGAGATATCTGAGGTGCAGCAATAAAGGTATGAGCACTTATATTAGTAGAAGGTATAATATCAAGGACAGTTACGTCAAATGTATTAGTTGTAACATTTGATACCTTTAACCACCTATCATAGGCATAATCTGTAGCACGTGGATACAGTTTTGTAGAAACATTATTATCTTGATCACAAGTCATTGCTAATGCTTCAGGTTTGAATTTAACCCAATCATTATTTGAGAAACCATGTGACGGTGATGTAACTGTCATAACCCCATTATTAGGATTATAGTATACAGTTGTTAGTTCATGACCAGTAAATGCAGTACGTGGATAACTGTGAACAGTTCTATAATTATCTCTATTGCAAGTGAATGAAACTGCTCCATCAGCAAGTTTAATTGTCTGGCCAGCATAGAAATCATGTGATCCAATAACCAACTCCATTTCACCGTTAGATGGGTCGTATATGGCGTTTGTAGGGGTCTTAGTTACTAAAGGAGACTTGCCTACAAAAGTTGTTACTGTGTCGCTTGTAACGGAGTATATACCCAATGGTGCACCGTTGGCAGGATCAGTTGCTCTTGGATAAGAATGTAGCGTTGATCTAGCGTCCATTTCACAAGTAAATACCAATCCATTCTCTTTGATCGTAATAACATCCTGTGCCTGTTTAATACCATTTGCTACAGCAGATACAAAGCTATGTGTAGTCTGGTTAGACGATGGAATAGTCTCTAGACATTGTATAGTAAATGTATCATTTGTTACATCAAATA